GAACACATGAGAAAACTACAACGGTTTGATTATGATAGTATTTTCAAAGACGGTGATATAATTCAAACTATGAACGGACTTCGTTTGGCATGGTCATACTTTCCACACGCAATGGAAGTTAAATGTGGAAACTCAAAGATGTCTCCAATGGATAACTTTTTGAATGACCAAACATTCAAAATGACAATACGCAAAACTTTGAAGTGGTTATCAAAACATTGGGGTAGTTCTTTTCAAGAGAATCGTTTGCGTCAATCACTTAAAATATATTCTGGTGTTCAAGGTGTTTCCAATTTCAGACCAACTGCTGCCGGTGTTATCTATAAAAGATATGGTGGTGATGGTGTGATGTGGGATATGTCTTGCGGTTGGGGCGGAAGATTGGTCGGTGCTCTTGCTTCTCCCCACATTAAAACTTATATTGGAACAGAACCATCAACTAAAACATTTGAAGGACTTTGTAAACTTCGTGATGACTTTTCATATCTTGGCAAAGATATTCAATTAAACATGATGGGTTCAGAAGATTACATTCCCCAAAAAGATAGTTTGGATTTGTGTTTCACATCGCCACCATATTTTGATACTGAAAAGTATGCAGATGAAGAAACTCAATCATATAATAAATTTCCAACAAGAGAAGAATGGGGTTATGGATTTCTTAAAAGAACATTCCGCAACTGTTATCATGGTTTGAAAACTGGTGGATATATGTTGATAAACATAGCCAACACACCAAAGTATAAAGACTTGGAAGAAATGACAATTGATTATGCCAATCAAGTTGGTTTCTATCACATAGATACCATACAACTGATACTATCTGCTGTAATGGGAGCCGGATATAAAAGAGAGCCAATCTTCGTATTTCAAAAAAAAAGATTAGGATATTAGGCAAAAATTTCGTATATTAGTATATGAATTTATCAATCATTTAGGTATGTTATGTTTAACCCATCCCACACAATTTGGAATGAAAAGTATCGTCCAAATACACTTGACACTTATGTTGGCAACGGTATTATAAAATCAACCTTCCAACAATATATTGACACAAATGATGTTCCCCATCTACTTCTTTACGGTGATGCGGGTAGTGGTAAAACCACACTTGCTAAGATTGTTGCAAATACTATTGCAAAAGATAATTATATTTATATCAATGCTTCAGACGAAAATTCGGTAGATACTGTTCGTGATAAAATCAAACAGTTTGCCTCGTCTATTGGATTTGGTGGATTGAAACTTATTATTCTCGATGAAAGCGATTATTTGACGCCGAATGCTCAAGCAGCATTGCGTAATGTAATCGAAACATTTAGTAAGACTACTCGTTTTATTTTGACTTGTAACTACATTGATAAGATTATTGATCCAATTCAATCTCGTTGTCAAATATTTAATATCGTTCCACCATCCAAGAAAGAAGTTGCACAACATCTTGTCAAAATTCTTGAAGATGAAAGTGTTAAGTATGAAAAGGATAATTTAGTAACAATTATCAATCAATCGTATCCTGATATTCGCCGTGTAATTAACACAACACAAAGATGTGTTATCGGTGGTGTTCTTAAATTGGATGAATCAACATTGGTAGAACATAATTATCTTTCTTCGATACTCGATGTTCTGAAATCAAATAAGAATAAAAAAGAAAAGTTTGATGGTATTCGTCAGTTACTTGCTGATAATCATGTGAGAGACTATAATCAATTGTTTCGTTATCTTTATGATAATGTTGATACATTTTCCAATGGGTTTGTATCTACAATTATTTTAATAATTGCCGAATCACAATATAAAGACAGTTTTGTTGTAGACCATGAAATAAATGCCATGGCTATGTTTATTCAAATTATTATGGAAATTGACCAAAGGAGAAAGTAATGAGTATTTATGACATCAACGGTGGCGGACAACCACAACAAGAACAACAACAAGTGAACATTGACATCAATCAGGCATCCGATATTGAATGTTCAAAGTGTAAAAACAAATTCTTTCACGAAGTAACTTTCTTCAAAAAGATTTCTGCTTTACTTTCACCAACAGGACAAGAAGGCATTATTCCAATCCCAACTTATGCATGTTTGGAATGTGGCAATATCAATGATGAATTTTTACCAAATAAAAGACAACAACTAAACGATTAAGGATTATCATGGCAAAAAGTTTATTTGATCATATTAAAGGTGTTACTTTCCGCAAAACAAAATGGGAAGAACTATCGGAAGAAGATATAAAGTCGTGGAGCAATTATATGATTGCCCGTTTCTTTTCAATGGAACTAGAATTTGTTGAAGTTATAAATGAGTTTCAAACATATTCAAACGGAACATTGTCTTCAAAGGATTACTATAAACTTTTGCTAGACATTCTCCCCAAGAAATCTATCTTTCTAAAATACATAAAATCCAAACACAAAATGGAAATAGAACCTGAAATACTATCTACATTTTGCAACCATTTTGAGTTAGGAAGAAACGAAGTTTATTCATATATTCGTTTCCTTAAAGAGAACAATCAAGACGAATTGACTGATATATTGAAACAGTATGGAACACCTGAAGCAGATATTGCTAAATTTGAAAAACAATTAAAGAATATAAAATGAGGAATACGATGTCTATAAAAGAAAGAGATTTGGGTTTAAAAAAACATGAAGCTGTTTTGGAAATAGAAGAAAAGTTTCCTGTTATGACTGCAGAATTTAAGAGAATACAAGCCGAACAATATGAGTTATTCTGCCGCAAGCAGAAAAATTATGGTCCGGATAATATCTCTATGGGTTCAACATTAGAACGGGAAGAAGATAGGAAGTTATCGCTTCAAGGATTGTTTTTCAGAATCAATGATAAAATAAATCGTTACAAACAAATGATTATGTTTGGATCAAAAGATGCAGTTGGTGAGGCATTAGATGACACATTTAAAGATATTTCAGTATATGGTATTATCGCTCAGCTTGTTCAGTCAGGCAAGTGGGGTAAATAATGCCTAACAGAAAAGTATCTTTCTCACAATATCAAATGTGGAAAGACTGTCCTCATAGATGGAAACTAACATACATTGATAAACTTTCAACATATAAACCATCAACGGCTGCTATGTTCGGAACAGTCATGCATGAAGTGTTGCAAGAATATGTTAAGACAATTTATGAGGAATCAATAGTTGAGGCAAACAAACTTGACTTAAATGAAATGTTACAGTCAGGTATTCGGGATAATTATAAAAAGTTAATTACCGAAAATAAAGATGTTCATTTTTCAAATGATAAGGAGTTGAAAGAATACTATTCCGATGGTGTTCAAATTCTTAATTGGTTTAAGGCACATAGAGCTGATTTCTTTCAAAAGAAAGATTATGAATTGATTGGTATTGAATTTCCTATAAACATGGTTCCACTTGAAACACACCCAACCGTTAAACTCGTTGGTTTTTTGGATTTGGTTATTAAAAATACAAAGACAGGTGAGATATACATATATGATTTCAAAACAAGTACAAATGGTTGGAACAAATATACGAAAGCAGACAAGGTAAAAACATCACAGCTTGTTCTGTATAAAACTTATTATGCAAAGCAATACGGTGTTAGTCCCGAAGAAATAAATGTTGAGTATTTAATTCTCCGTAGAAAGATTATGGAAAATGCCGAATACGAGGCGATGAAACAGAGGGTGCAGAGATTTGAACCATCTAATGGCAAAGTTTCTCAAAACAATATCAAGAAAGAAATTTCTGAGTTCATCACATCAAACTTTACCGAAGAAGGTGAATACCAGTTGAATGTAATATATCCTGCCGAAGGCGGTAACAATTATAATAATTGCAAGTATTGTGACTTTAATAATAAAGAAGAACTTTGTCCGAAAGAAAAAAGAAACATAATGCCATTCTAAAAATAAATCTACTATTTTCTATTGTTTTCTAACATTTATACATATTTATATGTATGTTTAACAGATAGAGAATGTTGTGGATGCAAAATCAAAATACTCAAGTATACAAATTCGTAATTCTATAAAAGAAGAATTGGCAAACTATTGTCAAGATAACGGATATAAATTAAGTGGATTGTTAGAAAAACTCATATTAAATCATTTAACTGGAAGTTTAGGTGTTTTGTGAAAATAGCTCAATTAGCAATTATTGACCTTTCGGTTTATAGGGGCATACATACTTTTACAAAAAATATATCATCAATCGGTAGTGTTGATACATTTTACTTTAATCCTAGCGAAACAAATAACTTCAAATCTGAATATCAGAACTGCACAGACATTTCTAAAATGGAAATGAGTGAACTGAAAAATAGATTGGAAGGTTATGATATTGTTGTTTTGAACCTCAACAAATTTATCTACGATGTTGATGGTATAGAAAAAAGAAAACCAGAACATAAACAAAGATTGATTGACTTGGCAAAGATGTACTGTCAGTTAAATACTATAACTGCATTCTTTGACCATGAGATATACCCGTATGAAGGTATGCACTTCAATACAATATGTGTTCCCGCTTTTATAAAGTATAGTGATTATTACTTAACATATACGCCGTTTTTTGTGGATGCTCTAAAAGAATATATTGGAATGAGAGGAACTTCTGGATATACTTTTCAAGTCGGTGGTTATATTGACATGGGTATCTATGACAAGTGGATTGAAAAATCATGGTTAGATAAAAAAGAATTACCATACATTTCAGAATGTGCTTACTATGCTAAATTCAAAGGTCATGGAAACTTCAAACCAATAGTAGAAACAATGAGTAAGATGGGATTGAAAGATATATCTGGAAAGAAATTGGTTCACATTGGAAATACATATTCACCCGAAAATTATTTCAATCATGTAAAGATATTGGCAGAACATGCAAATGTTTCTCGTAAAACTTTCAGTGATTCATTTCTTCCAGACTTTGATTTAGATTCAACTGCATTCAAAGTTTTCGATAACAATAAACCTATGGTGCTTATAGGAACATACACAATGGAAAGTATGATGGACTTTTTATCTGGTTGTAGATTTAGTATATCAACAACAAATACAAAAGTGCCGTTCTTCGGAATGTTCATTACACCTAGATTT